CCATCGTTGATGTGCTGGGAGCTGAAGTTTTTGCTGGAATAGTTTCTCTTAGTTTATTCCACAAAGCATCCTCAGAAGTTTTAAGAGCTTCGTGAGTGCCCTGCATTGTAGATTTCACTTTTTCGCTTAATCCTGCAAAATCTCTACTTCCACCAAGTTCTTCAAGAAGTTTATTTGCGCGATCTCCAAGGGCATAAAGTTGCTCTTTCTGTTGCACTCCAAGACGAGAATTTGGCGCAGAAGCTATTGCTTGCGCCAATTGTGCATACTGTGGATCTTTTGCTAAAAGTTCTGGAGACAACTCAAGACCAAGATCCGATGCGGCTTTCTGCATTTTTGGATCAGCAATAGCTTTTGCAGCAAACTCTTCCATTGCCGCCTTGTTGCCGCGAGCTGCTTTGATTGCGATCTCCGCTATTGGTATTGCTTCTTTTTGAGCCTGATACTCAGCTTGAAATGCCGGGGTTCCGATACCCACTCCCATGCCTCCAGCCATGCCTCCAGCCAGACCTGCTCCAAACTGAGCAGCAGGCCCAAGGCCAGCTTCTTTGGCTGCCTGTGTGCCCAATGCCGCTCCACCACCTATTGCCATCTGGGTAGCAGGTTGAGTTGATATGGCTTCTCCCACAATAGCGGGCACCGAAGATAAAGTTGGAGCTGCTGCCATTAATGCTCTTCCAATTCCGACACCAGATGCCGCTTCTGCTATGCCTTTTGTAGTGGCCTGTACAAGCCGTGCTGCCTCCGTGTCAGCTTGTGGAACCCCTAAATAAGTCAAAAAATGCTGCATAGCCTCATCGGGCCTGCTGTAGTTTGTTCCAAATGTCTTGTTGATTTTGTCTACGGCTGCGCCTGCCATTTCAGACTGAGCAATTCCCATTGCTCCAGCGCCTGCAAAAAATCCAGGGATAGCTCCAATGCCAGCAATCGGAGCGCCTAATGCTGCACCAATTGCTCCTCCGGCAGCAATCGGACCAGCGCCACGAACAGCGCCGCCAGCTATCTGCGCGGCTTGGGATGGCTGCGGCTCAATATTGCCGATAGGTTTTTCAAGCATTCCTGCATGCTCTATGGGAGCATTCGATGCCTTTTGTTGGTTATACAACGCCATCAACTCAGCATCAGACAGCTTTGACAGATCCTGAGGCTGCGCCTGTACTGGCTGCTGTTGCTGCTTATACAGAGCCATCAACTCTGCATCTGAAAGTGTAGACAGATCAGCCATATTACTTCAAAAGTCCGCGTCTGCGAAGTTCAGCTTCAAGTGGATTTGCACCAGCAGGAGGTGCAGGATTCCCCGGCTCATTCGCGCCACCAAACACCTTGACGGCACCAAGCTCCTTTTTGCGCTGCGCAAGAAAGTCGTTCAGAGTGGTGCCTTTGCTGACTGGAATACCTGATACTTCGCCATCTTTTGTGGCTTTTCCGTTCGTGTTAAATGTTGAAACAAAATTCGCTTTATCGGACTCAAGCTGAGTCTGCCTATCAAAAGCAGAAACCAAAGCATCAAGATACTCAGCTTTTCTTTGAGGACTGTCGTATTTTCCAGGAACCGTTCCGCCTACTGTTTTTAGTTCCTGCACATTCATGTTTCCACGAGTGCTGTCTCTTAGTGATTTAAAAAGATTACTCGTCACAAGTTGATCAAACCCAGTAAGAAAATTAGAAACTTCATCTTGCGCTCCAGTTACAGATTTCCAAGCTTCTTTACCCATTAAAGTAAATTTTCCAGAATCCATTTTTGATCTCAAGGATTCTAGTTCACTTCTTAATGACTGTGCAGTTTCGGATATCTTTCCATAAGATTGAGAAGCGGTTGTTGCTGCATCTACAATATTGGTCACGGGACGGCTCATAGGCTTTCCGTTCTCGATTTCTTGAGACATCTTAACTGCCGCCCATTGTTCTTTCATGGCCTTGGCTTGCGTCTCTTTAATGTCTGCTTGAGTCTTAGAAATATCGCTCGCCCCCTTTAAGGCTTTTGTCGTCAAATCCCATTTTGCGGGATCTGTATTGAACAAAAAGTTTGAAGCTTGAAGTGCTGCAGATGCTCCGGTCGGATCATTGTCCAAAGTGGACTTGGCTCCATTTAAAAATGTCAAAGAAGCCTGAGCAGCTTGATCTGCTGGGTTTTTATCAACCGCTGCTTGTGCTCCCGCAATGTAGTTATCCAAAGAAGACTTGGCTATATCGGGCTTTCCAGCGTTGACAGAAAGCATTACTTCCGAGGCTGCATTGCTTAATGTGTTTGCGGTTTGAGGCAAATGCTGGAACAGACTGTTCATTGCAGAAAAAGACTGTGGGTCTATTGCTGCTGCTTTCATCGAAAGGCTTTTCAGTTTATTGGCATCCCAAGATGTGGGATCTTCGGCAAGTTTTAAGGCTTCATTCTGATAAGCCGCAATATCTTGATTCTTGCGTTGAGCTTCTGCTGTCTGAATTCCTAAAAGATTGGTTGCCGCACCAGAATGAGCAGCCGCTGCTTGTTGTGCAGCAATGCTGGCTTGAATTTGCTGAAGCTCAAGAGGCTGTTTCTGCTGCGCGAACTGCGCCTGCTGCGCCTGAATGCCAGCCTGCTGCTGCGCTATCTCACCCTGCTGCTGTAGCCCCTTGAGCTGCTGGATGCCCAGCAGGCTCTGCAGGAAGTTCTGCGCCGGAGGCTGCGGGATGTTGATGCTGTAGTCGTATTGTCCAGGCATATTATTGTCCTGCTAAATCTGCTAATTGTGCTGTAGTCCATCCAGCGCCAGCAGTGTTGCCTCCGCCAAAAAGACTTCCAAGACCAAAACTTCCTGCGCCTGTTGTTCCACCTTTTCCAAGAATGCTAAGAAGCGAAGCATTTTGGAATCCACCGGTCAATGCGTTCGAGATGGCACCCATGCCTTGCGCTTGAGCATTGGCTGCGCCAATAGTTCCAGCGGCCTGTGCGGCGCCTTGGCCCACCATCAGATTGCCGATGTTCTGTGCTGATTGCTGTCCTGCTGCCGCTGTGCCTGCCGCCGAGGCTTGTCCAACGCCAAGCAGATTCTGAGCAGAGGTCGATCCAAGGCTTGTAAGCCCTGCAAGCTTGCCATACTGAGACTCAATGAGCTGATTCAAGAGCGCAGGACGGAACTGCCCTAATGCCGCTTGCACGTTGCCGCCGCGAAGTCCTCCGGTTGCTGATGCGTTCTGGAGAATGCCTTGTTCGCCTTGCTTTGCGAGTTCTTGAAACTGGGCGGACTGTTTGATCTGTTCAATTGCTGCTTGCTGCTCTGCATTGCCTCGAAGTCCAGCAAGCCCCTGCATCCCTTGAAGAGCACCGGGTCCAGCTTGGATGTACGGCTGTGTTAGATCAGGTTTACCTGCCTCAACATACGGCTTCAAAAGAGCTTGGATGGCATCAAACTGCCGGCGTTGCTCTTCGATTGCTTGCCCCTGTGCTGCTGCCTGTGTGTTTGCGGCAGAAGTTGCAGCAGCGGCAGATTTATCACCAGAACTTTTGCCAATTAAAGCACTTCCAATTCCGGCCACTGCTCCAATTGTTGCTGTTATTGGGTCTGGCATACAAATTCCTTTCGATATGACTCAAAATCTTCTCCGTAGAGTTTCATAACATCAGATGATAACTCGATGGCTTTATCTGTTCCATGACAAAGCTGCACTGCAATCATGCAAAGATCGTAGAACCCAGCGCGCCACGCAAACGACATAGCTCCAGCATTCCAGCTTCGTTCAGCAAGATCACTTGCCTGCCACTTGAGGATATTCACCGCCACAATCGGCAGAAGCGTAGCCGCATTTGCCGAGAAGAAGTGGTTCAGCGGCATAGCCACAAGCGTGTTCCAAATGCACTTATCGAGATCCTTGCGCTGCACACCGTCGCCGTCTGCAATATCGTCGAAGACCTGAATGGCATCAAACATCATCATCAGCCACTCCACGGCAGAAGCAGGCAACTGGAAGTGTTCTTCCAGATTCTTTCTTAGCCATATCGTGTCATCTGCCATTATGTCACTTCCCTCCCGGAGGCTGCGATTGTGAGCGAGGTGGCCGTACCGGCCAGCGTCGAGATGAAACCACCGGACTCAAGAACTTGCCCTACCAGCTCGGGGCACAGATAAGTTTCCCCAGGGACAATGGAGCGAGTCTTCACAATCAAGTTTGCCGTACCAGCAGAGCCAGCCAAAGCCACTAGGTTCACGCTAAAGGTCACGTTCATTGTGTTGGTATTCGTGACCGTGAATTTGTCGATGATGGCCTTGCAGTTCGTAGCCGTGTACTGCGTAGTCTGCGCGGCTTCGGCCTGCTTGGGCGGGATGATGTTTTTGACGGTGACTGCCATATTAAGAAATGTTGTCGGTAACAGTAAGAATCACAGAAGGGATCGAGGGGACCGGTGAGCTTGCTGCCGAGGCAAATATCTGGCAATCCGTGTCATCCGTGCTCCACATCAACTCAAAGTAATCTCCGGCGTTGATAGGCAGCACAAAGTTCCACGCGGCAACCGTCTCTGCGTTGTTGCCTTGGATACGAATCTTAGTAGCAGAGTAAGGGATGTCAACTCCGTTCACACGGCACCAGATGTAAACGGCCCCCACGCCACCTGTGGTTTTTTCAAGCTGCGCCGAGAATTGAAAGTTGTAGTAGCCTTCCGTATCGATGTAGATGCGGCTTGTAGGTGTTCCGGTGTACACACCAAACGAAATGTCGGTCGCGTTCAGCGTCATTCCATACGCCGTGTTAATGACTGCCGCCGTCTGAGTGACCGTGCTGTGGAATGCGCCGTACCGCTTGCGCCGAACCTCGTTGATAACCGGAGGCGTCACATCAAGCTGAGTAGCGACCGGTACGGTTGGCGGAGCAATATCAAATCCCTGAGCCACGCTTGAGTCTGGAGGCGCCAAAGCCAGTAATTCCACTGCATCAGCTAGTCTCGCTATAGCGGACACCGCTTGCTGTGCCCTAGAATCGGCATTCTGTGCGTTTATAGAGGCTTCTTCAACCAAGGTAGTGTTTTGATTGACCTGAGACGGAACAACATCAAAAAGCTGCTCAAAAGCTCGGATCGCTCGCTGCGACGGCAGGAACTTGGCAAGCTCAGATCGAAGTAATCTGTTTGGGCCGTCCATATCAAACAGCAAGCGGTTCTACGCGGACCTCAAGTCGCGCCACAGCAAGTTGCGCGTCACTGGTTCCCCGGAATCGTTGTGAGCGCCATTGCCGCATACGACCCTGCTGAAGCCAAGACAGACGTTTACCGCGCTGCCCTGTCTTACCGGCCTTGCAAACACGTTCTTGGCTCCAAGTTACGCCGTCGGTGGTGTACGATGTCCAGATACTGGGATCGGCGCCAAAAGTGGCGTTCCCAGTCAGGGAAACCAGCTCCAGCTCGTGGAAAATCAAGCCATGGCTTTCATTGTACAGAATCATCGTCTCAAAATCCCAACCAACAACTTCGCCCCAATGAGAGGAAAGCGTGTCGGTGGCATTTCCAAAATTGACACTTTTTGTGTCTCCTACAATCCACTTGTTGTAAATCCAGATAAAGTTGCGTGCCCGGTACTGAGCTTTCCCCACCACACTGGTTGTCATCGTGTACCAGACTGGGGTGCCAGCCTTGGCTGAACCTGCCCCGTCAAACGCAAGCGTCTGATCCGGCAAGTGGATGTACATGTGCCGAAAATCTTTATCCACACGAGACTCCATATGCACCTGAGAAAGTTCCTCCTCGGTGTACTCAGCAAGAATCTGGTCCACTTCCCTGCTTGAAACCTTTGCAGCTATTCCACCATTAATCATCCAGACTGCCACGGATTCGTTTCTGCCACCGCCCAAGAAAGCGATGGTATCCATGAACAAACAGCAGGCATTAGTGCCCACGACTCCACGCTGGATCTGGGCGCCTTCAACGCGCTGAAACGGAAACAAGCTGCCACCCACGTTGTTGAACACTTCAATGGTGTTTCGGTTGAGCGCATAGACCTCGTTCTTGACCTTCATAAGAGCCACGATTGGATCAGGGTCTGCTTCAGAAGAACCGTATTTTAGTGGGTTTACCGCAAACGGATTATCAAGATCGGTCACCACCAAATAGGTGCCGTCAGTGGTCATAAAGTACCCGTCTACCCACACAAAATCAATCACTGTTCCAAGATCAACATCAGTAACCTGTTGAAGACCGGCATTTGGCTTGTACAGAAACAACTTTCCGCTGGAAGCCACTGCCAGATAATCAAACGAGTAGTCAAACGTGACTTGTCCCGTGCCGCCTACGTCTCCAATGACGGTAACGACGTTAGTGCTCGAGATCGACACCAATTTGGTGCCCATGACGCGGTAGAGCAGACCATTCCAACTGATCGCACCTCGATCTATGCCGGGGCCTGCCCCGAGAGCTACAAGCCCATCCCCAGGGCGGAAGTACCCATCAGAAATACCTTGCTTCTGGATAATCGGCACCATGTTGCGCGGGTACTCCACGCGGAAGTCACCGATCCCATTAGTGTAGATGCCGTTGAGGATGGGGATCTGCATTATTGCGGATGAACTTGTTGTTCAAGAGCCGAAATTCTTTGAGCAAGCGCATCAAGCTGGGCCGAAAGGCCGGTGACTTGTCCAATGCCGTGCGTGTGTGATGCAGCAGCAAAATCAGCCACATTTGAACCTAAAATATCTCCACATCCAATAAAATCAAGTGGAGTGTGCTGGTGATCCACAATTGCAGCACCAATCGAGGCCGGGCTGATAGCATCTGCCTGACCAGCGGCGTGTGTGCCTGCGTGAGGCGCTGCGATGGCTAGGATCTTGCGGACAATACCAGTCTTCAGCTTGGTCCAAAGTGAACCGTTTGATGGGTCGATGGCAAGCTCTCTAACCGCTACGTCTGACGGACTTGGGGCAGAGCCGTCGTTTACTTTATTGTTCAACAGAATAGTTGGCATGGATTTCATTTAGCACTAACCCAAAACAAATCAAGCCGCCGGATTGGACAGCGGCTTGATAGTGACTTGGTTAAGTCCAGCCAAAGGCAGCGTTAACTTCTTCCGATGTATTATAGCCAGTAGTGCTCAACAGGATTCCTTGATCGTATCCATAATAAAGGCCGTCAGATTGCTTTGCTGATCCATTGAAATATGCATACATTGTGCCTCTATCAAAGAAATACCAGCGAGTTGTGCTGGGATCTTTGTATGTTGTGTAGTCCTCAGGAGATTCACTGACAACTTGTCCCAAGATATACAAGACACCACTGCGTCCTGCTGTTCCGTTTCCTAGGCCGTTAATGTTTTGATTTTGAGCAACTGCATCTGCTTGATACACATATGATGTTGCCAATGCTCCATTAAACCATTTTCCGCTTTGCGAGCCAAGTCCTGTGTACTGATTTACGCCAGTGTTTACAATAAGCCAGGCCTCAAAAACAGTCTGCGAATAAGCGTCAAAGTCTGCTCGCGCATCAGCTTCCGAGCCATACTCTGTTGAGTTGTATGCCCACTGTCCATAGTGGCTTGCCGCTGAATCAACTGCAATGCCATTAGACATCACAAACTGAGTTACACCAACATTGGTTGCAAGCCACCCCGCATAGTTAAATTGGCTATCAATTGCGTCTCCCTGATTATTAAAGGGGCCATTGTGCATGTAAAACCACTTGTCGTAATTCACTCCAGCTTCAGTGTATTGCTGCACGGCCTGCATTCCATCTGGAAGGGTGCCATTTCTTGCGGCGATCCATGCTTCAAATGTGGAGTCGGTTACAGTTCCAGAAACGGTTCCGTTGTTCACTGCTGTGGAGGCAAACGAAGCATTTCCACTGACTGTTGCGCCTGCCTTGTTTTCGGCAGTGCCTTCAAACACAGCATTGCCAGTCACTGTCCCGCTGTTCGCGGACCCATCCTGAAATGTCACGTTTCCGGTGACAGTGCCAAAGTTTTCTGAGCCGGCGCCAAAAGTGGCGTCACATGCGATTGAGATAGATGGATTCATAATAGAAAGAAAAAAGAGCAGGGATGGCCGGTATTTAGCCAGCCACCCCGCAGTTGTGTTAGCGATTAAACGCCACGCCATTGAGCGTGACGATACCTGTTGTGCCGCTAACGGAACAGGTCAAGTTAGCCGAAGGATTTGCCACCGAGGTCAACGTCAGATCATTTGATCCAATATTGATGCTCTGCGGCTGCGTCCAAGTGTCTAGGTCGGCAGACCCAGAACTTAGTAGCGTTACGTCAGTGGTTCCGCTTGGAAGCTGCGTTGCCGCCTGAGTCCGGGCGCTGTCGCCAGACCAGTTAGCAAGCGTGCCCCAATCGTTACCAGAGCTGGCGTAGAAGTAGGCCCCGATCACGGGAGTGGTGTTGCCTCCACCACCCCCGCCATTAAAACCCGAGAACGTGCCTCCGTCCAAAGTGCTGTTCTCAGTAAGAATCACACCTGAATCAGTAGGAACCGAACCTGCGCCAATACTGCCACCCGTGATGCTCACGTTGTTAGCATTCTGCGTAGACATCGTGCCCAAGCCAGCAATCGAGCTTTCTGCGCTGGAAAGACGAGAATCAAGATTCTGTCCTTCAATCGTGGAAACGCGAGTGCTTACTCCGTCGATTTCGCCCTGAAGCGTTGTCTGAGCAGAACTAACAGCGGAGCTGACTTTGGAGTCAACTTCAGCAGAAGAATCTACACCGAGGTTCGTACGGGAAATTGCGGCATCAGCGAGATCGCTGAGGTTAGCGGACTTCTTCACCGAAGCGTCAGCGCCAGCCTGTGCTGTCGCAGCAGCCGAAACAGCAGAGTCCGCAGTGGACTGAGCAGTCGTGATGCGGCTGTCGAGGTTCTGGTTTTCCAGCGTGGTAACGCGGGAAGAAACTCCAGCGATGCTGGAAGCTAAAGCGGTAGCAACGTCCGAGCCAGCGGCCAGGGCGTCAGCAATTTCCTTTAGGGTATCGAGCGTCGAAGGACTCCCATTGATCAACGCGGCAATTGCTGCGTTGGTGTAGGCATCGGAGGCGCTTTTGGAGGTGCTGATTTTGCCGTCAACTTCAGCGGAGCTATCAACAGACAGGTTGCTGCGAGCCGAAGACACATTGGCAAGATCACTCAGGTTTGAGGCGCTTTTAAGCGAAGCATCTGCTCCGGCCTGAGCCGCAGAGGCTGCGCTTGTTAGCGTATCAAGAGCGTCTTGGAGACCAGTAACGTCAGAGATAACGTGGGAGTGTACCGCACGAGCAAACGCGCCAGCACTCTCAAAGGTAAGGATTGTTCCATCATTCTTTTTGATGAACAACTTACCATCAGCAGTGTTAAGCGCGATTTGCCGCAAGGGCAACTCGGCGGACGTAGGGACAACGCCAGATGTGGCGCTGTATTTAAGCAGGAATTGATTGGCCATATTTTATTTTTTTACTGAGTTTGGGTGTTTACTTTTCTGAGGGAAATTAGAATGTAGTCAAAAGCACTCGCTTCCAGACATTTGTAGCGGTGCACACATATAGCCAACTGCCCGCGTTATCCACAGCAATCTGGCCCACAAGGCCAGCAGATGTTGCAGTGGCAGGAATGGCAACATGATTTGTGTTGGTTGTCCGAACTCCTGCTGCGGTTGTCAGGTACATCTGACTTCCGTCCCACTCAACTTGGTGTGCAATTGGAGTCGTGTTTAAGCCACTTCCAGAACCTGCAAACTTAAACGGGGCCGCGCCTGTTGGGCTATT